GCGACCAACAGATTTAACAGACTTCTCATTAAAAAAAGGTACTTGCAGATCTGATACAAACGCAATGCGCTTAATTATCATCCTCATCTTCGTAGGGGTCATGGTCTGGATTAACTGGATCAAAGTCTGGACTGGTTGGTGCTATCCAGTCTGGGAATACGTTTTTATCGCACATCCCCAGAGCTTGATCTACTGGAAAACCTGCACGTCTTAGGCTTAAATAAAACTCACGCAACGATATGGCATAGGTATCTAACTTAGTATTAATCTGCTCATGGGTATATTTACCCTTGCGCTTATTAATCTTCTTGCGCTTGCGTGCGGTAGCCATATTGCTATTGTCGCTTACTTATGATAATGAATAGATCATCGACACGCTGTTCTAATCTAGTTAATTGATCCTTCATGCTAGAGCCACCATTAGGTCGCAGCTCGTTTAGCCAACCTTTAACTAGGAAACGTAATCCTATTAGCCCGCCTGATAGCACGGCCATAACGCCAGCGCCAAAGCCAGCCCATTCCGTTGGACTCATTTTTCATCTGCACCGATGCCATAAGCTGTATCGGATTTATCTAGAGCCCTAGCTGCTGGACCAGCCAAAGCTGCAATTACTACAGACAATGCTGGATCTAAACCTAATTCATTACTTGCTAAAAATGTTAAGAAAGATACTAATACCCCACGTGCATAGGATTTTAGTATTGCTTTTTGTTTATCTGATATCTTCATATTTTTCCCCCTAGTAGTGGTATATCAAACGCCCTGCCGTCTTTATCGCCTGCCTTTGTAAAGCTAATATGTACATGTTTATAATGCTTGTTAAAACCCTTATAGGTGCGCCACTTATAATTAAGAATCCTGCTCGCTATTTTGCCATTATGAATTACGTAAGATATGCGTTTATCGGTTTTAGCACAGATCCTGATTTGGTCAGCCAGATATATCGAGAGCTGTTCTGATGAATCCAGACGAGAATCAACATCAATGGCTCTGACAATTCCCTGTGCGCCCCTGTCTGGATTATGATCCGATTTGCTGGCACTATGACGAGCATCACCAATCCACCCATCACTGGTAGTGCGGCGATCTGGATACCAGGTATCAATCTGATCTCTTAACTGCACTCCAGCTTTGCATAACCAGGGTTTCATTAGCCAAGTTTTAATTCAGGTAATTTAGCATTAGCAAAATCTTTAGCATTTGGTAAATCTCTCAACGCTTGGCGATATGTTGCATATGCAATAGCATCAACTGGCGCATCTGGTAATTGTGTCCAGTCAGTTGCTGTTAATTCATCCTTGCGCCAATTCCGAAAACGCTCTAGCAAATACTCTAATGGCGGTGTGTCTTTTTCGTATTCGGCTCTAAACATTTGATTTATTTTCATTTTTTATGCCTTCCTATAAACGACAAAACCTTCAATAACATCATCTGTTCCTACTGTGCCAGTAAAATCCGCTGCACCAAATCTGCCTGTGTTAGTTGAATTCATAGCACTAAATGCTAGTGATGTTCCACCAGTAAAAAATGGTGCAAGCCTCCACTCTTGGTTTGCTGAATTATCCTTAAATGCAGCAACACCCGAAACAATTTCATGATTGCCACCGTCTGCGCCTGTTGGTATGCCAGTCAATGTGACACCAATTTGATTTCCACCTGTTCCGCTTCCCGTAGCAGTCATTTTCCAATAAGCATAAATAAAATTGGAAACTTCAATGTAGCCTGAAAAATTGTTTGTATTAGTAACGGTGCTGTTTTGTGTCCATGAAGGTGTTATTGCAACATTTGAAAATGTTGCTGATGGTGTAGCCCACTTTAATCCAGTTGCCTCTGCGCTATCGGCAGTAAGGACTGTGTTATTTGCACCCACGCCAAGCCTTGCATCACTTGTGCTAAACGTATAAAGATCACCTTTAGTAGTTAATGGTGATACTGCACCTGCCTGAATATAATCATAAAATATAGCTGTGCCTGTTGCAGTAAAGTATAAAATACCTGCATCATTTTGTGGCAGAATTAAACTGCCTGCTGTAGCAACTGTGGCTGTGCCAGCAGTAACTGTACAAGCGCCAGCACCTAGATTTTGAATAAATACTGTATCGCCTGCTGCAAATAAACCTGTATTAACAGTTATTGTCGTTGCACCTGCTGCGTTCATCGCAACAGTAGTACCTGCATCGGCTGCAACTAAAACATAACTTGCAGTTTTAGCAGTAGCAGGGCCGCCGCCCATAGCCGTTTCTTGAAGGCTAGTCATCTGGGCTGCGGTAAGAACCTGCCCAGTGGTAAAAGTCTGTTTTGCCATTTTTACTCCTTAGTAACTTAGGACATTATAGTCTAAAGTGCCATAAATCGTATCATTTAGGATAAATGCGTCTATGATCGGCTCTAATGTCGTGAACGTAGTTTTCCAACTATTTGGTGTAATGGTCATACCAACACCAAAAATCTGTAGGGTCTTTTCTAAGGTAGATCCACCTGGCTGGGTAGTTAGCACAGAAATAGGATCAAAAAAATCTAGTCCTAAAGCTGCCAGAATTCCAGAATTATAATTAGGCGCATATAAGTCTAATACAATTGAATCTACTCGAATCTCGGTTTCAGCTCTACTAGCCACGTAAGCTTGTGCATACTCTAGGGCTACAGCATCTGATTGCATTAGCAAATTATCTAAGAAATATGAGTGCAGGAAATACTTGTCAATGCTGGCCTGATCTAAAGCAACTTGGGCTGTGCCACCCACTCTAGTAATTGTGGCTTTGTTAAATACCAGCACATCATTTAATATCCATGATGCATCCATATATTCAATACCTGTGCCGTCATCCGCAAACGCTGTAGGTGTGCCACCTATTGATCCAGCCGTAACAGCTCTATCTTGAAATACAAACGATCCTGCCGCATCTACATATACTGCGCCATACTCTGATTCACCAACAGTTATTAACGCTTGCAGCGCTGTTCTATTTGTATCAGGGTCAGCCTGTAGTGTGGTTAACCCTGGGTCAACATCACGCATAGATGATGGCCAATCAATTTCATCTAATATCTGATTAACTCTAGTGCCAGATAAATCTCCAGCAGTTGCCCCTGTAATAGTTTTAATCTGAGCATTTTGCGCTAATCTAAATGCATCTACAGCTTGTATAGTTGTATAAGTTACATCCTCTGATTCTCTAGGATAAGTAGTAACATAACTTGTAATAAAACCAGAAAAAATATCGTAGTTATTGCCAGCGTAGGTAGCAGTTATCTGTACCTTTTTCATAGGTGTTAAAAGTCCTGCGTACGGCCCTGTTACGTTCTGTGGGTTAAAGTCACCATTTTGATCTACTATGCGCAAGGTCATTGTGCCAGTTTGGAATTGATCTGATAGAGCAGTACGGCCTCGTCTAGTTTCAATACGATTAATTTGATTAGATACATCTACAATTACAGCTAGTGAATCTGCTAAAACATTTGTATCTAAAATGCCAGTATCTAAAATCATTGCCTGAGCAAAACTTGGCCCAGTGCTAAAGTTAATAATTGCATTTACTACTGGTACTGTCATTATGGTATAGCACCTATAGGGGATGTGCTTAAACCTGTCTTAGTAGCAGATTGAATACTCTCGGCTATTAACTGAGTAAACCTATCACTTGTATTAGCAGTATCTATAGTTAATGTAATTTGTTGTTGCTTAGCGAAATAAGCATCTGCCTGGGCTTGGTATCTAGCACTCATTGAATCCATTATGTATTGAGATTGTTGTACTGTCGCTGGCTTTAACAGATCAGCTAAAATAGCAGAATTAGTAAATTGTTGCTGTGGGTTAATTGCACCACTAGGAATCTTTCCCAATGGAGTAGGAGTAAAAGTAGGAGTGCCGAGATTTGTTGCGCCACCAACAAAGGCTTGATATTGAGCTTCTAATCTACCAGATTGATGAGCCAATGCCGATGCTTCTTGTTTGCTCAAACCCATAGCCGTAAATTCAGTAAATAACTTGTTAATCATTGTACTGATTTTATCGGTTGATGCTATTAGTTCATCTGTAAATTTCTTTGCTGCATTTGCAGCATCCATTTCAGCCAATATCTTCTTAGCCAAAGCATCATTGTTATCTAATATGGCTAGCTGTGCTCTTAGGCGTAGTTTAGTTTCGTCATCTGTTGCAACGTTTAACGCTTGGGTTAAGCCTATGCGCTCTAGATCAAACTTCTTTTTTAGTTCTTCTACGTTCTTGCTTTCTAATTTATTCTTTTGATTAATTATGTCAAATTCTTTTTTACGTGCATTTAATAATTGTTTGGCGATCTTAACATCTGGAATACCAGAATACCCACCAACATTTGGCTGTGTTGTAGTTCTTGGTCGGGTTAATGCGTTACCTGCGGCATTTAACCCAATAAGCCCCATAGCCCCTACTACTGCTTGTGGCTTTCTACTTAAAACAGCTAAGGCTAATAATCCTGCTTGGAATTGTGGGTTATCTACCAGATCATCAAACTTCTTAATTAACTTTGCCATTTCAACAATAGCATATGCAATGTTGTCGCCTAAGTTTTCAAAGTCATCAGCAAGGCTAGATATTGATTCATCTTTACTTAATATTATTAGCGCATCAACTAATCCTGTGCCAATAGATTTAGTAGCTTCATCAACACCTTTTTTAAGCACATCCATCTTGCCAGCATAAGTATCTAATCTAGCGAGAGATTGACCAGCAAATCTTTTTTCCAGTGCAGCCATGATTTTATTCATGTCACCAGTTGCAATTATGCTTTGATCTATACCTGTGTTAAGACCTTTGATCGCTTTAGTTTGGCCTCTAATGCCAGCTGAAATAGCGTTTACTACTGTGCTAAGGCTTTCACCTGTGCCAGCGCTTATGTTTAATGCAGCCTCTAAAGATCTTTGTGCTAACTCAACAGAACCAGTAAGGTTCAAAAACGTTTGAAATGGCCCTCGTAAGTCATCTAATATGCCTAAAGTTTTCTCTAAACTCTTTATGTAGGCTTCTACCTCAGTTACCCTAAATGCATTGCCGGTATTTTCTAGCTGTAACTGTAGGCGCTTGGCTGCGGCTTGATCGTCTGAAAAAGCCTTAATTGCTTTTTTGCTAAATGATACTAATGCTGCGGCGCTAAAAGTTATGCCAAAAGTTTTACCTAATTGTTTTATTTGCTTGTCAAATACTCCAACATCTTGCTTAGCCTTTTTGAGAGCCTTACCATTCCAGGTGGCTAAAGCGGATACAACTACATTGGCCATTATGCAGCCCTCTTAACTTCCGTAGATGAGTTAAAGAAATCAGCAGTTTTATTAATTGCCTTTAGTATTGCATCATAAACTTTAGGGCTTTCTTTAGCAAATGCTTTATAAATTAAACGGCCCTTAGTCTTTTTGCCACCACTTCTAACGCCTTTAATTTTAGGCTGTGATGTTAACTCTGGTAGGTCTGTAACAAACTGATAGCCAGCAAAAGGGTTATTAGAATTATATGCAGCTGTAGATCTACTTCTACTCTTTCTGCTACCAGATTGCTTAAATGCCATAGTGCCGCCACCTTCGTAAACAGATGTGAATGGTGCTCGACCTTGTGGGTTTAATCGACCAGCGGTTTCATAAATACGACCAGCTGCGTTAATATTGTAAACATAATTCTCTACTTGAAATCCGTTTTTGAATTGGCGGTTTTTGCCCTCTTTGTATCCGATGCCGCCTCTAACGTTATTAGAATCGTATTTTGGAAATGGCCTATAATCTATATCAGATGAAATAGGTTTAGACCATCCCGACAACACTTCGCCATTATTAGGCACATACGATTTGGCTAAAGATTCTACGCCACGCATTAAAGGTGTAATGGCAATGCGAATACGATTGTACATATCCTCATCAACAAAACTTAAACCTTTTTGGATATCATCTACGCCTATTACCTCTATTGGCATTTTTGATCTCCTTAGCTCTATCGTTCAACACTTGCACTATTGCGGCAAGCATTTCAGAATCCATCTCTATAAATTCTCTAGGCGGTATTCCAAGTTCTACAGATAGTCTGGCTATCGTGTAGAGGATTGAACTCCGCTCTATTATTTTTTTTCTTCGTCAAGTACCTCGACAGTTTCTAAGCTGTCTATAAACTCTGCGCCAAATAAAGATACTTGTGCGCCAGACCTGCGTAAGCACTCCCAAGCTAACCAATAAATATGAGTTTGCTGTTCATGCTCACGCAAAATCTTGCTAATACCTGCGCCCCACTTTAACTCAAAGCTATATTCAATTCCTGGCGTTATTTTGTGTTCTGTGACTTCGCCATTAGCCCTAGTAATTTTAAGCTTTGCCATTGTTACTCCTTAATTAGAACGGTACCGAAGGTGATACTGTTACTGCGGAGTTTAGCGTAAATGTAATACTAGATGTAGCAATTTCAGCGACTCCAGCCTGACCCAGTGGGGTTAGATTGTTGACCAAAATTGAAAATTGATAGGTAGGATTTGCAGCTGATACAGTAGTGCCTTTAACAGTAATTACTGACACTGACAATGTTTGTCCAAATGCAGCATTTAGTGTTTGCATTACATCGGCTGAATCCCAGTCATTGAGAAAGTCGATAGAAAATGTGCCAGATGACAAACCCTGGGTGAATCGGTGTGCAGAATCTCCCATTGTTGTAATTTCTAGCTCATCCACGATTTGATTGATAACAGCGCTAGTTACAACATCGCTAATATCAACTGATGGTGTAGTAGGCGCAGCGGCAGTAGCCAGTTTAACGCCTACTTTATTGTTTAGATATATGGCCATTGTTATTCCTCATCTTTCTTGGTTTGTGTTACTTTTTCTTTAGGTGTTTCTTTTATTTGGCCTATCTTAATTAAGAAGGCTAAATCTTGTGCATCACTCATGTTAACTCCAGCTCGTTAGGATTGATAGTGTTATTTCTGATGTTAGTAAATCTCCAC